AGATGTATATGGACCTTGTTCAGCCCGAAGAGGAAGTTGAGGAAAAAGTCGAGGATTAAAAATCCTTGACTTTTTTTTTATTTTATAGTATAATTTTATTAGAAAATTAAATGAAGGGAGATTTCCGTATGTGGGAAAGTACATCTTATCATAAGGACGGACATGAAATAATTCAAATTAAAGTACCTAAGTATGACTATTACTATTTTAATAAGCCATATGATGATTGGTGTGATGCAATAGAACGAATACAGAATATGCTTAAAAAAGCAATAGAAACGAGAATTAAAAGAGAGGTTCTTGTTCATTATTATTTTGACCGTTATTATGGTAGAAGTGAATTTTGTATAGACTGCGATGATAAAATAATTGGTTATTATATAGCCATAGAGCCTTCCAGACAGCAGTTTGAAGAAACTTTTTTAATAGAACTTATTGAAGATTTCATTAAAAGAGTACAGGGCGGCAGAAAACCTCGTATTGAATACAAGGAACTTAAACCATTACAGTGCTCATGCTGTGGCGGCACAATAGATTTTCAGACATTAACTTGTAAGTTCTGCGGTATGCAGTATTACTTAGGAGAAGGAGAATTAGAATGATAGCAATTACAAAAGATGAATTAGAAGTTCTTTTTATAGAAAAAGGACAGCACTCAAAAAGATTTCATATAGGTGAAGAGTGGCAGTTAAATGGAAAAGAAATCCGTGAAGTTCTTGCAACTCTTAATGAAGTTCATCCACCTTATAAAACTGAAACAAAGATGATAAAATGGAGCACAAGAGCAGGAGATACTTGTTATGAGTGCAAAGCGTGTCATTATGAATTTGGTTTTAGAACCAATTATTGTGCAAATTGTGGCGCTTTGTTTACTGGTGTAGAGTAATGGCTCAAGAACATAAAATCAAATTAATGCCTTGCCCAATCTGCGGTAAAATGCCGCGAGTTATTCGAGACACTGAATACGAGTCAATGTCATTCGGGGCATGGTGTACAATTCAATGCAAACCATTATTTGGTAAACCACATCTAAAAGTAGAAGAGGGCAAGGCATCTTGGGAAAGAGCATATATGTATGCTATTGTAGACTGGAATGACCTTGTGTTATCATACAAGGAGGAACTATGAATATTATTAGAATTGGTAAAGAGTATGTTAATCTTGATAATGCTATAAGTATTATCCCGCACGACCAAGAAGTTCTTATCGTTACAGAGCAGAGGAATTATCGTATTTCAGCTTATTCATCAGATGTAATGGAATTAAGAGAGCTTCTTGAAAAGATGAGTAATAAAACCAAGAAAGATTGGGAGGAGAATGAGTAAATGAGTAGGACATTTGAAGAAAGAATGGCGCGGGAAGATGCTTATGACAGAGGATATGATGCTGGATATTATGTAGGAAAAAGAGATGGATATATAGAAGCAATAACAGATATAATGAAATATCTTGAACCGCATACAAACACTCCTGCAATAATTATAAAGCAACATATAGAAAATATGAGGGAGGAGAAGTAAATGGAAGAAGCAAAAAGACTTATAAAAGCTACAGATGAATTAGAAGATGCAGCTGAAGATGCAGTATATTCTATTAACTTGTTGACTGAAATTTTAGACGCTACCCCTTTAAGAGAAAAAGCTTCTAATTCAGACAGTATACATGAGAAAAATAAACAGGAGTTTCGTGACTTTGTGAAAAGGAAGGCGAGAAGATAATGGCAATTAAAGTTACACCAGAAATAATCGAACAGATTAATGAACTCTATTGTCAGATAGGCGTAAAGTCTCAGGTTGCTAAAATCATTGGCTGTTCTGCTTCTACGGTATCAAAATACATTATTAAAGACTATAAACCAAAATCTGAAAGAGTTGAAATAACTTTTGACGGTGAGCCTGACGACGGCACAGCTTTTATTAAAGAAATCGAAGCAATGATTAATAATGCTCCTATTCAGCCGATTGACTCTGAATTTCTTTATGAAGAAGTGTGCCGCCCAAAGAATGATGAATTTCAGGATATGATTAAATTAATAGGAGAAGTGTAATGAATGTATTTATATCTCAGCCCATGAATGGCTTAACACAAAATCAAATACTTGAAGAAAGAACAAGAATGATAGAAGCTTTTAATGATGTCTTTGGCGGCACAAATTATTTCCTTGACTCATTTATAAAGGGCGCAGAGAATGTAAATCCTTTATTCTGTCTTGGTCATGCTATACAAGAGCTTTCAAAAGCAGCTATCGCAATCTTTGCTCCAAATTGGGAAAAGTCTCGTGGGTGTAGAATTGAATTTAATTGCTGTTATGAGTATGATGTTAAATGCTATCAAGCAATTATTGACCCCGAAACATTAGAATATCATTTCTTACCAATGGAGGTAGACGCATGAAAGCATTTACAGTAAGAGAGGACAATAACCTCAAAAATTATATAATCGGTCTTGATGAAGACTTCTTTGCACATTACCCCAAAGTAGTAATGCCTTTCTCATATTCCAACCTCGCGGCACGACTTCTTGGATTTTCTTATGCAGATTATATCCGTTATTGTGCCGTCAATGGTGCTGTAATTAGAAAGGTAGACAACTTTATATATGTAGTCTTTCCTTCTAAGGCAAAGGCTGAAAAAATATGTACAATTATAAACACAAACTGGACTAATTATGTCAACTACATGACATCAAAAGGTTTGGGATATTTTATTTATGGAGATGAGAAGTGATGGTTTATTTACTTTACGTAGGAGACAAGAACGGCGGCACAGCAAGGGTTCATAGTGTATATGAAGAAGAGTGCTTTGCCATTGATACGGGAATTTATTTGCAAGCTATGGGGCAAATTGGCTATTATTACGTTGAGAAACAGCCTTTAATTAGAGGAGAATATGTCTAATTTCACTTTATAATGAAGCAGAGTTTCTGCTAATTTTATAAAGGAGGGATATAAATGACATATAACTCAAGACCAACCTATGGTATTAAGCAGTCTTTCTATGGACCTGCTGCATATGCAGAAGCTCAGTACCAGCAGGCGGCTTCAGGTAAACCTGAAAAGGCACAGGCATTAGCAGTTGGCAATTTAGAGAAGAACACAATTGAAGGCTTTGAAAAATCAATCTATCCACAGCCTGGTACTAAGCAGGAATTGATGGGTGCTGGCGTAGTTTGTGTTGCTGAGGCGGCACAGGTTTTCGCTGCAAATGCTACTGCTCCTGCTGAAGATAACAAGGAAGAGGAAGAGCCTAAGAAAGATGACGCAGAGGCATAACTAATTATTTAAAAGTCAAAGGAATAAAACCTTTGACTTTTTCTTTCATTTATGATATAATTTTTATATTGAAGGTGATTAGATGAATTGGATTTTAATTCTTTCAATCTTAGGATTTATCTTTTCTATTGGTGGCAACATCTTAATTATGCTGAAAAAGCGTAGTGGGTGGCTTGCTTGGATAGTAGGAAATTTTCTTTGGATTGCAGTTAATATTATAGGAGTATTTAATCTCCCTATGGTATTAATGTATATAGTTTATTTCATTATTAATATAGGCGGATTTTTAAAGTGGAAAGGAGATTAAAATATGGCAAGATTTTATATGGCTGTTGGCATTGCAGGAGCTGGTAAGTCCACGGTTTATGCTGAAAATTATTTATATGCTGAGTATGTTTCTTCAGATGCAATTCGTGAAGAAGTATTCGGAGATGTAAATGACCAAGAGCATAATGGCGAAGTATTTGACATAATGTTAAAGAGAACAAGAGAATTTTTAAAGGCGGGTGCAGATGTATTCTATGATGCAACAAACATTAATGCTAAGCGTCGTATTAACTTATTAAAGGAACTTTCACATATTCCTAATGTTCAAAAGATTTGCGTACTTGTTGTGCCGCCTTTCGAGGTTGTGAAGGAGCAGAATGCAGGTCGTGAGCGTCAAGTTCCTGATTATGCTCTTGACCGTATGTTGAGAAACTTCGAAGTGCCACATGAGTCTGAGGGTTGGGATGAAATCGTTATGTACGGTAACTCATTAGATAATGAATATTTGGAAGATGAACTTGCTAAGGCAATGAAAATTTCCCATGATAATCACCACCATTCTGAGACAATCGGACACCACATGGTTCTTGCAGAGGACTTCATTATAAAGAGAAAGCGTCAGGAACTTAAGCTCAATAACCGTATGCCAGGGGCAGAGTTCTGGTGGATTCAGGTGGCGGCACGTTATCATGACCTTGGAAAGCCTTATTGTAAGGTATTCCATAATGCACGTAATGAGCCGACAGAAGAAGCTCACTACTACAATCACGAAAACGTTAGTGCATATATGTACTTATCTCATGCATCAGACCAGTGGCAGAGCTTATACATTGCAAACTTAATTCAACACCATATGGACCACTATAAGTCTGGTTATGTAGAGAAACTTGCTCAGCGTTTTGATGCAGAATTTATGGCACACCTTGCATTACTTAACGAAGCAGATAGAGCAGCGCACTAATTTATTAGATAATTTGATTTAAAATTTCACCTTAATAAAGAAGGGTATCCTCGGATACCCAAATTTATTTAAGGGAGGTAGATTAAATGCCACAAATTGACTGTGTACATAACAGCGACTTAGCAATATATGGACAGAATGGGCAATCAGCAGTTCCTGCTAACCCAAATCCAAGTGGACTCGTGTACGGACCGGCATGTCCATGCCCTCCATTCCCACCTCCACCTCCATATTACCCTCTTCCTCCTTGTCCTGTACCTCCTCTTCCACCAGCTCCTCAGCCAGAACCTGAGCCAGAGCCAAAGAAGAGTAGTATTGAAGGACAAATCTGCAAACTTTCTAAGAAAGCAGCCGTTATCAATCGTATGATTGATAATCTCAATGAAAAGAAGAAAGATGTTATCATTAAGATTGGTGACGCAAGTTACGACTTCGGTAACATTGACGCTGAGATAAGCGGTTGGGCAGATGGAAGCTATGCAGCTACAATTCTTCCTATTCTTGAACATCAGCGCAGTCTCATCCAGGCTCAGATTAAGAGTCTCGCAGACCAGCTCGATGACGAAGTAGAAGCAGGTGGCGGCACAGAGACTGCTATTACTGGTTAATAGCGAGAGGGGTTTTCAATAACCCCTCTTTTCTTTTCCTAAAAATTTGACTTTTTTTATATTTTATTGTATAATATATATAGAAAATCAAACAGGAGGAGAAAACACATGGAACCAAAAGGAACAAGAGGATTTCAGCCTTGGGATATTGTTAAAGCAAAAATTCGTTTCCATATAAATGTGGTCGAAAAAATTGTAGGAGTAGATGGCAAGTTGTCACTTTCAAGTACAAAATCCATCGTCCAGAACATGAGTGGAAAGGAATTTAGAGTAAGTCTTGAAGAAGACAGACTCGCAGGCGTAAAGCATACTGTTGAAATAGTAAATCAGAAGCCTGAAACATTTAAACTTAATGCTATATATATTCTTGCTGACGGTAAGCAGGCATGGGTATATACTGAGAAGTCTAAGGAGGACGAAACAAATGAGTGATACTTATGAGATAATTTGTAGCGAATGTGGAAAGACATTTGAGTCAGTTGACGAGGAAGCTACTCTTTGCCCAGACTGCTGGGAGAAGATAATCGCAGGAGAAGGCAAGGGCGAGTAATGGAAATTATAACTTCATACTTCTATCAAATAAGATTTTTTACTCCTAATATAATTCCACTTAGCACGGCGGCATTTGACCCAGCGTGGTATCATATCAATGGAGATATGAAGTCAACTTATGTTGATAAGAATGGAGTTTTAATTGGTTGCCGCGCTGAGCCTTTCGTACCAGACTTTCAGAACATCGCAGAATGTGGCGGCAAGGGTTGTAAGTCGAATCCTCAAGTTTGTCCGTTTTTACATGATTATTATGTACAGCTAAAATACTTAGATTATGAAGATATTATCTCTCGATTTGAGTCATTTGGTAAACGAGCAAAAGAGTTCTTGGGATTTGAAGGCGACCCCGTGGCGGCACTGATAGTTTATGAGAAGCCTGAGCAACTATGTTCAGAAAGAATAATGATACATAAGTGGTTTAATAGCCACGATTATGATATAAAAGAGTTCTCAAAAATTTGACTTTTTTATAATTTTATGATATAATATTTATAGTGATTGAGAAAATCAGTCACAAATTTATTTCTGCGTCGTCTAATGGTAGGACATAAGATTTTGGCTCTTAGAATAGGGGTTCGACTCCCTTCGCAGAAGCCAACTGATTCTGGTCTGGCATAGCCATTTGTAAAGTATGCCCCTTTCCTTTCTTTATGGGACTGTCGTCTAATGGCAGGACTGACCGCTCATAACGGTCGTACGGAAGTTCGAATCTTCCCAGTCCCACCAGATATTCGCTATGGTTAATGGTTCAAATTCTGCCAGCAAATAAACAATAGAGGTCTCGCAAGGTGAAAGCGTTCCAATAAGATGCTCAGCGGATATTAATGCGGAGGTACTCAAGTTGGTGACGAGGCTCCCCTGCTAAGGGAGTAGGGCGGCTAATAACCGCCGCGAGGGTTCGAGTCCCTCTCTCCGCGCCAAGAGGTTATTATAACCTCTACGATGATATGTAGTTCATCTCTTAAGGCGGAGTATCCGACACCGCTACCCGCTGTGCGGGGTCGCAGAAATGCGATAGCTCATCTACCACGTGTAGACAGAGTTCCTTTGGGCGTTATATCAGCCAATATAGCGCTCTCTGTAATTGCCGCCCACCTCGGGGCGTGCCCCTTCTCCATGGTAGCCCTCTTGTGTGGGAGTAAATCACGATGTGACTGTGGATATAATACGAGGATTCGATGTACAAGCAAGGGTTTTAAAGAAATTTAGAAGTCGAAAATTTGACTTTTAAAATAAATTATGATATAATATTTATATTGAAAGACACATTCAGCAAATTTCTTATAGAAAAAAGCATTTGACGGTTAATCAAAAGTAGCTATTTATAAGTGTCTTGTTAATGCGGAATTGGTGTAATTGGGAACATCCTTGCCTTCCAAGCAGGTGTTGCGAGTTCGAGTCTCGTATTCCGCTCCAAGGTCAAAGGTTTCTTGTTTTCACAGACCTGCAAAATGAAATGCAAAACAAGTGCAACGTTGCTGGTTGCGGCGCTGTCAAAGTAAAGACGTTAAAACTCTCGTCGTGCGAGACGATGACACTAAATTGCCACGGTATGAGTTCTATGGGTTTATCTTTTGAGACCGTACCAAACTCTAAAAGCCCTAATTGGGTAGTACCCATCACAGACCTACCCGACTGTGTGATGGCAGTATAAACTGTTTCTCTTTTCCTACTACCGCGGTTGGTTAAGCGGCGTTTGCCTACGATACGGTTCTACTACCGCTGTTGGATAAGCGGCGTGATGGCATTTCGATAATATGCTACACATCTACTGCTGACGATGTAAAAAGGAAGAATGAAGTATATATTTTTCAAGTTTGAATATATTATAATCCTTAAACTTGATGGTTAAGCGGCGAGTTTACTGCGATAGTGTGGGAACCTGACGACATTACAAAGGCTCATACAGAAGGTATGACCGCGCGATGGTAAGCGCCTCTCGATTAAGAGGATAAAATGCCAAAGCCGTTTCGCTTGGCGGCTTTATAATTGTCAAGATGGGTTGAAATTCCCTTGTTAAGGTTGTTGAGGGGTTCGAGTACCCTGTCTCCTGTGTGCAGGATGATGTGGCGGCACCAGACATTAACAAAAAATACTCTCAATTAAGTCTACCTTCACGTGGTGAGAGTGCTTACGAAATGACTTAGACAAAAGAAAATTTGACTTTTTTTAGAAATTATGATATAATAATTTTAGAAAAGTTAAAGAGAATATATTGCGGTTTAGTGAAAAGGCATAATATCTGGCTCATTACCAGAAGTTCTTGGTTCGAATCCTTGGGCCGCAACCAATAGTGAGTTTTAGAACAAATGAAACTCTCACTTTAATAAAAAGTTGATGTGTGGCTTGCGAACCTTATGGCAACCAAACGGCGAGTAGCGCAACAGGCAGAGGCAATGGACTTTGATGTGTTCTGTTACTATGTAATGCTACTTCAATAGTAGAGAGTGCCTCAGAGGAAAACTCTGAGAGTAGAAGCTGGCTAAAACGGCGAAGGCGAACACAGAACGCCGTGCAAGGATTTTAGGCAGACGAAAAGTTTTGAGTAATTTCTGCGTCTTCCTACCTTATAATTGAGGTGATAAAATGCAGAAATATACTAAAGAGTGGTTAGAGAAAGTTTGTGCAGAAAGCTTTTCTTATGCAGAAGTTCTGAGAAAATCGGGACGTGCACAAGGCGGTGGAGCACAAAAAACTCTAAAGAACAAAATTGAAGAATTTGGAATTGATGTTTCTCATTTTAAAGGTCAAGGTTGGAGTAAAGGTCTTACAAAAGATGATAATGCTTCACTTAAACGTAAAGAGAAATATACATTAGAAGAAGTCTTCATTAAAAACAGCCCAATTAGCCAAAAAGGATTAAGAGGATATGTTGAAAGATATAAACTTCTTGATTATAAATGTATTAATTGTGGTTGTGATGGTTCTTGGCAAGGTGGGATAATTTCATTAGAAATTGACCATATTGATGGAGATAATACTAATAATGAATTATCTAATCTTCGTTATTTATGCCCAAATTGTCATGCTCTTACAGAAACTTATCGTGGTAGAAATGTACGTCTAAAATCTATGTGTAGAGACTTTACACCAGCTACCTAAGTTCTATATGAATATGGTAAAGACTAAGTCCAGACTACAACGCATTATGCGGCTATAGCGATATAGAGTAGTACGAAAATCCATTCAGTGTGGGTTCGAATCCCATCTCGCCGACCACTTATCTTGACAACTTCATAAAAAGTATGTTGTAACCATGTGTTAAAATGAGGGTCTAATCAACTCTGCATGGGCACTATGGAACTGTCTCGTTTTCGTCAGAGGGATACCTCAAAACGGGAGCGGCCATTGAACCGAAAGGGGATATGGGCAGGTGGTATACCAGCCACCAATGAAGAAGTAGTGGCACAGGTGCAACGTGAAGCAATGGTACACCTAAACTGGTTGCCCCAACAATAGACGCCCAGATGGGAAGAACCCTGCAGACCACGTCCGCAAGATGTGAGCAAATACAGGGAATGCAAAGCAATGGGGTTGAGCCTATAACCTTTTCAGAAATGGAAAGGAAACCCGATGGTGGTACGAGTAGCCCAAGGCTCAGATTTGGTTTTGATGATAGAAAGTATTATAATTATCAAATTCTGAATGATGGGTGAAAGTTGGGGGTAGAAAGATTCCCCTCAGTGCTTGGAGTCTTCGGACTCGCGGTAAGAAGTTTCAGAGCGACGGCTCTGGGGCTCAGACTTATCGCCACTGTGACTGAATAATGTGCAGCGTTGTATGAGTACGGCGAATAAAAACCGACAATGTTCTTTTTATAAAGTTGTCAAGAATTAATGGGCCTGTAGCTCAATTGGGAGAGCGCCTGCCCTGCAAGCAGGAGGTCGAGGGTTCGACTCCCTTCAGGTCCACCATTTAAAATCGGGGATTACGCCAATTTGGTAGACGGCTGCGCTTGGGACGCAGAGGCTGTGGGTTCGAGTCCCGCATCTCCGACCACTTACGAGTGTAAGAACAAATGTTGTCCTCGTTTATTAAAGACAGATATGTAGTAAGCTGGACTTTATCAGCAACCAACGGCTCGTGGCGGAATTGGTATACGCGCCAGATTAAGGTTCTGGTGCCCGTAAGGGCATGTGGGTTCGAGTCCCACCGAGCCGACCAGAGAATACGTGCGACCACATATAGCGGTCTGTGGTGCCGCGGCACGTATTATCACCACTAAGACGATTTCTGCAAACTTTTCAAATTGAATTTCTTTTTTTTCCATTAAGAAGAGCCCAATTTATAAAATCGTCTTGAATATAGTTAGAAAAGGAGAGATTGACGTGATTGCCGACAAGATATTTACTCGTGGCAACAGAGCAAAGACTAAGGTAAAGTTTGATGAGGTTATTAAGATTATTGCAAAATTTATTGCAGATAAGCCTGATGCCGAATATGATATTACAATAGGAACTGACTCTCAGAACCACAAGTATACAAGAATGGTAGAAGTAATTGCTGTCTGCCGTGTTGGTGATGGCGGCATTTTCTTTTACAAGGTAGAGGATATTCCAAGAATATCTGTTTTAAAGACAAAAATTTATGAAGAGACATTCCGTTCTATTCAAAATGCAACAGGTTTCTATGATGCTCTTGCATATGAGTTAATTGATTATGATATTGACCTTGACGAGATGCACAATAAGGAACAGCTTGGTTTTGCTATTCACGCTGACATTGGTAAGCGCGGCAAGACACATGAGATGATTACAGAAATCTGTGGCTATATTGATAGCATGGGTTTTGAGTCTCGTATTAAGCCAGACAGCTATGCGGCTTCTGGTATCGCAAATATGCTTTCTAAGTAAAGGAGAATATTATGGTTTTTAAAGATAGTTATGACCTTCTTAATTTTATAAAAGCCTATAATAGCACTATTATAGATGCTGTAGACCATGGCGGAGATTCTGGCGGTCCTTACTTCTGCAATGAAGATGGATTAAAAGAAAGTATTGCTATGGTGATGACTCAGATAGTAGTAAATAACAAAGAACTAATTGAAAAATATCCTTTAGCTATGGCATATGATAAAACAGGACACATTCCACTAATAGTAGTATTAGCAAAATAAATGTCGGTTTGTCCGACATTAATGCCGACATAGCCCAATTGGTAGAGGCACCAGTCTTAGGAACTGGACAGTGTGGGTTCGAATCCCTCTATCGGCACCATCGGGTTTCGGATATGGGTTAGGGCACAAGAGGTTACGCGAACCTTAAGGTCTTTACTCCGAAGAAAATACCTCGAAAGAGGAACTGCGAGTACTTGACTCCGATAAGCATACCCGAACCAAATTAAAGACTCTTCAGCAACATTTCTTTCCAGAATAGACAAAGTGGCTAAGTCATACGACCTAAAATCGTACATATGAGGGTTCGAATCCCTCTTCCGGACCGTAAAGGTATAAAGAGTCTTGTTAATCGGCGCATACGATAAAGGGAGTCACCTTTCCTTACAAGAAAGGAGCGGAAGTTCGAATCTTCCTGTGCCGACCAGCCGAAAGGCAATTGCATTTTTATTACGTCCTATTGGTTTGGGAGAATCAATATGACAACTCCGCGGTTATGGCATCGCGGCACATCCCTAACGAGGAGAAATTAAATGAGCCGCCCTGACATACGGCAAGTTCGCAATAGTATGTCTTATTGATGTGGTGAGTAGCTTAACGGTAGAGCGCATGGTTGTGGCCCATGAAGGTGTGAGTTCGAGTCTCATCTTTCCACCCAAATCGGAGCGTGGTGCAATTGGCAGACACGGCTGTCTCAAAAACAGTTTCTTGCGGGTTCGAATCCCGCCGCTCCGACCAATAAGACAGTTCAGCAAAACATTTAAAACATTTAACTTTTTCTTTTTGTCTGAAGGAGGATGTGGGTTCGAATCCCACCGTGGTACGAGAGTGCCGCGTAGCTCAATGGTAGAGTTATAAGTATAACTGTCTTGATAATGCCGAGGTAGCTCCAACGGTAGAGCGGAGGCCTGAAGAGCCTCGCGTTGGGAGTTCGAGTCTCCCCCTCGGCACCATAAAGATACGTCAGCAACTATCTATTGCGTTTAGGAGCACGAGAGTGTGGGTTCGAATCCCATCCTCCCCGACCAGATTGCCTATGTAGTATACATGGTGTTTACGCCCTACGAAAGTAGGGAGAATAATGGTTCGAGTCCGTCATGGGCAACATATCGGGGAGTAGCCCAATTGGTAGAGGCACGAGAAAAAACGTATCTTGTTTTTGCCTACTTAACCCTAACTGGTAAGGGACTGGTCTTGAAAACCAGTAGTAGTCGCGCAAGCGGTGTCTCGGTTCGAGTCCGAGAGTAGGCGCCAGTTGGTTTTCTTAATTTCCGTCTATAAAAAATTAAGTGGTAGCGTATGTGGTAAATCCACGCTCGTCCATCAAGACGTTAAAAGGATAGCTATTCGTAAGGATAGCGAGCCCGTGCAGGGAGATAAGCACTATCGGCAGTAGCCGAGTAAGGGTGGCGTTGCGACGTTGCCCTTATTTTCCCCCCAAAAATTTGACTTTTTTAATATTTTATAGTATAATATATAAGTAAGATAAAACAGCAAACTAAAAATAATTTATCTTGAAGGAGTAATGTGTAATGAGTAATTTTGCAAATGTATGTAAGACAATGGCTAATGAGACTTATACTGAGAATGGTGCTGTAGCATATCGTTCTACAAATGGCGGCGCACTTCTTGATTTTTATGCTAAGATAGGTGGCATGAGAAATCGTAATGAGCAGGATATAATAATGGACTGGAGAGATGCTCGTCTTGAGAATGAAGAGTTGGCAGACAACCTCATTCTTTATGCTCGTGATATTCGTAATGCTGGTCTTGGTGAGAGACGTATCGGTCGTATCCTTTTGAAGGAGCTTGTACGTCTTAACCCTGAGAAGGTAAAGCGTAATTTCCAGACTCTTGTAAATGTTGGTAGATATGATGACCTTTTTGAGTTGCTTGATACTTCTATCGGCGATGATGTAATTAACTTTGTTATTGCACAGCTTATGAAGGATATCGAAGGTGTAGCCGCAAAAGCTCCTATTTCACTTCTTGCTAAGTGGATGCCTTCTATTAACACTTCATCTAAGGAGACTTGCGCTCGCGCACGTCGTATTTGTAAGGTAGCTGGTATTAAGCCAAGAACATATCGTAAGACTCTTTCTAAGCTTCGTAAGTATCTTGACGTTGTTGAGGTAGATATGAGTGCTAAGAACTGGAGTAATATTAACTACGAGACTGTTCCATCAATTGCTGCACGTAGATATTCTAAGGCATTTAATAAGAATGACAATGAAAGATATTCAGCTTACATGGCGGCCCTTGATAAGGGTGAAGCTGATGTAAAAGCGTCAACTCTTTATCCATATGATATAGTATACAATATACTTTATAAGAATGATACAAATAGTGTTCTTGATAAGGCTCAGTGGAACAAACTTCCTAACTATGTAAAGGGCGACTTTGACGTTGTTGTTATGGCAGATGTTTCTGAGTCTATGACTGGTAAGCCTATGGCTACATCTATTGGTCTTGCAACTTATTTCGCTCAGCGTAATAAGGGTGCATATCATGGTTTGTATATGACTTATTCTCGTGACCCTTACTTTGTCAAGATTGAGGATAGCTGGGACATCACTCGTTGCGTAAATAGAGCTAAGAGTGTCGGTGTTGGTTACAATACAGACCTCGATAAGGCTTTCGCAAAGATTTATGAGGTTGCAGTTAGAACAAGAGAAGTACCAAAGGCTCTTGTTGTAATTTCAGATGGTCAGTTTGACTATGACTGTGGCCGTAATCAGGGCGAGTCTATTGTTGGTAAGTGGAACAGAAGACTCCGTGAAGCTGGTCTTCCAGAGACTAAGGTCGTAAGTTGGAATGTTGATGCTCGTCAGGATAACTATATGGCTACAACTTCAGATAACATCAGTTACTGTAGTGGTGCTGGTGTAGGTCCTTTCAAGTTCTTGCTTGAACTCATTGAGAAGAACGCTTATCAGGCTATGGTAGAAATACTTAGCCGTCCAGAGTTCTCTTGGAAGTGATGAAAAATTTAGAGAGGTAGTTTAAAAAGACTACCTCTCTATACAAAGTTACGAGGGCAATAGTCTTTGTATATATATTTTCGGCTCATCAGCAAATCATTTTTTGAAAGTATAAAAGATGATAACAAGGAGGTAGGGAGCGAATAGTGATTTATCGCTTCGGCGACACGAAAGTGGAACTACCAGAGTTGCAGGTTAGAACAACCTGATATTTGGCAATTCAGAATGAATTGCATTGATGAATAAGGGTAGTAAGCTTATTCTGTTAGTGTCGAACAGAGAGACACCGAAATCCGAGAGCGGTACTGAGTCGAGTTTTAACTATCGTTTTAAAAAGAGCAGACGTTAGTTTGCTCTATTTTTTTTGGTAGGAGGAATAGTAATGGGGCTTGTAGAACTTGTGCGAAAAAAGCAGATACAGCACTGGCTTAACAAAGCAAGTTCGAATGGTTACGGTGGAGTTACAGTTTATTATGCATTGTACTTACCGCCATTAACTTCTGAGATGAAAGAAGAACTTAAGAAAAGACATATAAAAGTTAGTGAAATGCAATGGGATTCTAAATCCATGTGGAGAAGATTCTATTGGGACACGAGTGGCGGAGATATGGTTGTGCCGCCTTATCACATTTTCTAAGAGTCAAGGTTAAAAACCTTGACTTTTTTTATTTTTTATGGTATAATTTTATTAGAAAATAAAAAGGAGGACTAATTATGACACTGTATAATTGCATTAGCATAGGATATAATGAGGGATTTGATTGTCTGGCATATGCTGTCGGATATGTAAAATCAAATATACAGTATTTAACTCCACATGATAGACTTGATTGTGAACTAAATGAACTTAAAGATGAACTCGTTCATTATGGTATAGGTCGCATAGAAGAAGACGGCGAGTTATATTATGATGGCGGAATGAGCCTTGAGGCGGCACTGGATAGGATTAACGCAATGGACGGAACACATTTGTGGTTTGAGGAGGAATAAGAGTGAATAGTTTTAATGCTTTTTGGGATAGTATTGGTGCTTATGATATAACATTGGCAAGAATGAGGACAGAGCATTTTTCTGATAAGGTAATGCGAGATTTATGGGTGTATAATGAGAAATTAAAAAATGAAATTGCTCAATGTAGTTTTAGTGGAATGACTGAAGCTTCAGTAGATATATGGCCACAAGGAAATACTACAGAAGAGAATAGAAAAATTGCTGATGACCTTGTGACCATATATGCATCAGTTGGGTATAAAGCAGATTATCATGTTCTCCATGGATATGACATACCAGACTGTTTCAGAGTAATTGTAAATTGGGAGGAACGAGAATGATAATTACACATGGTGATTTATTAAATACAGATATTAAAATCATAGCTCATCAAGTCAACTGTAAAGGAGTTATGGGTGGCGGCTTAGCAAAGCAGATAAGAGACCGCTATCCAAATGTGTTTAAAGAATATGCTACTTTTATTCAAGATTATAAAGAGTGTAACTATGGCGAGTCACCTCTTGGAACTGTATGCTATTATCGTGTTGACGAAAATAGATGTATTTGGAATGTTTTCGGACAAGAAGATTATGGTACAGATAAGTGTTATACTGATTATGATGCAGTTAAGAAAGCATTTACTAATGAAATAGAGAATTGGAGATGTAGTGAACATTGTAACTGGGAAAACCAAATTCCAATAGCAATACCTTGTTATTTTGGTTGCGGTCTTGGTGGCGGCGACTGGTCAATTATGAAAAGTGTACTTGAGGAAATTGAGAAAGACCAAAACGTTATTTTTGTTGCTTACAAATATAGTTAAAATTTGACTTTTTTTATATTATATGATATAATATTATTATAATAAAGGAAAGGAGAAAAGAAAATGGACGAGAAAGTGATAATGCCAGAAGAGGAGCTTATGCACGTTGCAGTTAAGGAGCTTCAGAAAAAGGGTTACAATGTAATCTTTATCGCTCTATATGGTGCTCAGAACTACAATCTGAAGCGGTCTAAGAGTGATTACGATTACAAGGCAGTTGTCGTTCCTTCATTGAGGGATATTGTATTCAACTCAAAGCCTGTAAGCCTTGTCGAAGAAATGCCTTTCGATGGTCAGGTTGATGTTAAGGACGTTCGTCTTATCGTTGACCAGTGGAAGAAGGGTGCATCTAACTTCGTAGAGCTTCTTTACTCAGACTGGTTCTGGGTAAATCCAGATTACAGCCCTATGTTCTGGTTTATTCTTAATAGGGACGCTATTGCTCACGCAAATGAAGAGTCTGCATTAAAGGCTATTGTCGGTCAGATTAAGGAAAAGTTTAATGCTCTTGACCACCCTTATCCAGTTCAGGTCGAGGAAGTTGAGAAGTATGGTTATGCTTCAAAGCAGCTTTCTCACGAAATGAGATTGCTTGCTATGCTTTCAAGATTTAAGCAGGAAGACTACGCATACATTCTTAACCCATTTAAGGGTTCAGACTTGAATATGCAGAGATACTGGGGCGAAATTCTCGGTGTTAAGGATAGACAAATCAACTACTCTGCGGCTCAGGCTAAGGACCTCGGTAAGCGTATTGTTGAAGAGGCAGATGCTTGGCTCGCTAAGTACAGAGAAGAGGGTCTAAACTTTGACCAGTCTGTTCTTGACAGTATGGACGAGCAGAAATTCCTCATCATTAAGCGTGCGTTAAGCGACGAAATCTGGAGGAATGAGAATGTACAGTAAGTACCCTACTATGCCATAGACCTATAAACTTATAGGCTGGGGCACAAATTCAGAGGGCGAGAAAATCCAAATTGATTTCGGAGAAGTTTCAGACCTAAAAGTTGAAACTTCTTACGATTCAGTTTGTTCCTGCAGCGGTATGCTTGAAATGCCGTGGTAGACCAGCAAAAGTATATCAGTATCATTTAGCACACCAGCTTTTAATCTTGAAGTATTAACAGGAAAGAAGGAGGAAGAAATGGCTAAAGGCAATTTTATTGCAGCTATCTTCCCTAATAGAGACGGTAATTATAGCGCCGATGCAAAGGTTTATTACTATGAAATCGCTACACTTAACGGCTTAGCTGTTGGTGATAAGATTAAGGTATTAACCAATGCTCGTGTAGCTCAGCATTTATCAGATGTTGATTCCGTATCTATGGGAGCAGTTAAGAAAGACCCTTATGGCGATAGCTGGATTCAGGTCTTAGAGATATTCCGAGACGTTAATTACAAGTGTATGCCTGTTGAACTTGAGGCTCTTAGTGCACTTGGCGCATGGTCTAAAATTATAGATTATGACATTAAAAAGTGTGAGCCAATATATGTTAAATATGACCCCGCTTCAGTCTATGTGAAGAAAGAGGACGTAATGTCAATAGGCGATGTAAATACAGAACCTAAAATAGTGTTTAAAAATGGCACAAGTATAGAAGTTATTAAGGAGGAAAAATCAATGAATATGAAAAAGTTAATGGGCGACTTTATGTTTGGTAAGGTAGATACAAATACTATCAAGTATTCTTTCAATGGTATCGCTTTCAAAGCAGAAGACGGCGTAACATACAACGTATACAATGAGGACGGTTCGCTTACTAATGTATCTGACATGGTAATGGACATTCCTATTTTCGCAATGCCTGTTTCTAAGGCACAGCTTGCAGTTGGTGATGTAATCCTTCACCCTGCTGACAGAACTCCTCTTGTCGTAAAGGAGAATGCAGAGACAGCTATAATTGCTGTTGAGCCTAAGACTAACGAAATCAAGACTTTCGCACCTAAGAAGTCTATCTTCGGTTTCGATTTCTACACTAAGATTATGACACCTATGGATATGTTCGGCGGCACAAATGCAAATGCTGAGAATCCATTCGGTAACATACTTCCTTTCCTTATGTTCAGCGACGGTAATACAGATATGAGCTCTATGCTTATGTTCTCTATGATGAACGGCGCTAATGGCGGCACAATGGATATGAATGCAATGCTTCCTTTCCTTATGCTCAGCGATAAGTCTGGCGGCGACAATAAGGATTTTTTGATGGCAATGCTTATGGCAAAAGGTCTCGGCGTCCAGAAGGACTCAGGCTCAAAGCCCAACGAAAACTGAAGCGGCAACTGAAACGTAATATTTAACTATAAAAGCGGAGAGTCAATAAAAAATTTGACTTTCCGCTTATTTTATGTTATAATATATATAGAAAATCAGTTAAAGGAGAAAAATAAATGGAGTTTACAATAATGAAATTAAAAGATATTCCTTTTACCATTCTTGACAAATACAAGAAGGAGTTTATACTTCCTATTGATACAGAAGTAAACTCCGCAATTTACATTAAGCCTACGGCGGCAGATACAAATACACAGATACACGATATGACTAAGCTCATTGGTATGACCAGAATAGCTCTTGTTATTCTTGATGTAGACCATCTCTTTATCAAAGAAGCTGAGGACTGGAGCGTATATGGTTACTACGAGCCGCCGAAGAATATCATTCTCTGTAAGGAAGGGCGGCGCATCGCAAAAACTTTCAGAGATTATCTTACAGAAGTTAATATGTTCAGAGAGATAATCCATACGCCAGAGACTCTGGTCTTTGGAATGTGTCATTCTGGTCTGGTGTACTAAGGAGGATATAATGGACGAGAGTAGGGGAATATTGATATATCTTGATAACAGAACTGTCGCTGATAAAAATACTTTTTACGGCGGCATCATAGACACATCCATATATAATTGCGAGTGGTATTGGCCCTGCAATACATTGGATGACATAAGAGAACAGAAAGATAACTTGCTTCAAGTGTATGACCATTTTGTTATTCATTTTGATGACTTTTATCCAGATTTTCTCAATGAGATGGTAGCTAATAAACATAACACTAAAGATTTTCAAGTAAGAATCCACGGCGTACCTAAAGAAACTTTCTTCGCATTTAAGAAATTTGTTGATGAAAATTGGGAAAGTCAAGAAGGGTGGAGACCTTGGGGCTTTCCAAAAGAATGGCTGGAGGAAGAATAATGGGAAGAGAAAAGTATTATGACGGCACACGCTATTATAGATGTCGAAGTTGTGGACTTGTCTTTACTGAAAAGTTTACCATTGACAAAGTAGGTTTCGAGCCGCAAGTCAGAGATATGGGGCCGCCGAATGTAGGTAAACATAAGAGATGTCTGGGTATGCCGCTTAGCGGAGACGATATTTTCTATGGCATTGGCGACCTTATTGGCATCGGAGTAAGAGATTTTGAGGAGACAAAGTAATGGAAAGATGTCCTTATTGTAATAATGAAATGACAATCTCTAAAAAGCAGGAAGAGATAATCGGAATGGCTTCATATTTTTACTGGGTTATAAAATGCAGGACACACAACTGTCCAATGTCAGTTAAAATGTATGAAGTTATCAATGTAAAATCAAGCAAAGAAGCTATCGAAAAATGGAATAAGTGGGCACGAAAAACAAGAAAAGATATGGAGGTAGCTAATGGGCAAGGGAGATTACAGAAAGGTAAATGAATGTTGGGATGGAGAGGGCGGCAGCCGTTCTTCTCTTAACAATTTTTATGGTGAGGCGGCGCAGAATAAGCCTTCAACAGGTAAGAAGAAGGTAAAAGAAAAGGTTAAGAAGTCAGACCATAAGCATGACTATGAGAAAGTCCTCATTAACTATGACGACTGGCACGGTCTCTGCGTTGGCAGATTATGCCGTATCTGTGGTAAACTTGTATGCGACAAAACTGCTGTTTGTCTCCCTACAAATAATGGTTATTATCGAGCAATAGATGATGATGAACTTCTCAAACTCCCTGAGTACAAGGACCTAAGAATAATTAACGGCGGAAAATTCATATAAAAATTTGACATTTTTTATATTTTATGATATAATATATATAGAAAATGAGGAAAGAGGTAAAAAGAAATGAAAAAGTATGTAGACATCGAGCGTTTCAAGGAGAAGTATGATACCGTCTTTTCAATCGGTGAGCAGGTAACGATTACCGAGAAGGTTGACGGTTCAAATGCATCATTCACATATGACCCCACGACAAATACAGTTCTTGCGTTTTCTCGTAAGAACCAGCTTAATGAGGCTAACACACTCAACGGTTTCTGGAACTGGGCACAGCAACTCAATGTTTCTCAGATTGATATGCTTACACAGCACGGCAGATATGTAATCTTCGGCGAGTGGCTTACAAAGCATACAATCAAGTACCCTGAGACAAGATACAAGAACTTCTATATGTTCGACGTATGGGATACTCAGACAGAGGAGTACCTTCCTCACGAGGATACTTATGCAATCTTTAAGGGACTTGAGAACGCAGTACAGCTTACTCAGCAGGTAATTTACTTTGTCCCTATCTTCTACACAGGTGAGTTCAGAGGTTGGGATAGCGTTTACCAGCTCGTAGGTCAGACTATGCTCGGCGCAGAGCCTTGTGGTGAGGGTGTCGTTATTAAGTCTCAGGACAGACTTGATAACAAGAACAGCAGAACTCCTTCATACCTTAAGATTGTCGCAGAGAAGTTCTCCGAGGTTCATCAGGACCATCACAAGCCTGTAGACCCAGAGGAGCTCAAGAAGAGAGAGGCTGAGAGACAGTATGTAGCAAGTGTTGCAACTGCTCGTAGAACTGAGAAGTGCCTCCAGAAGCTTGTTGATGAGGGTCAGCTCAGACCTGATTGGGACGAGCACGATATGGGAGCAATCGCAAAGGTACTTCCTAAGATGATGTATGAGGATTGCCGCAAGGAGGAGCCAGAGGTCGTTGCAGCTTGCGAGAACTTCGGTAAGATTTGCGGTAGCCTTACAATGACATACGTAAGAGATATACTTAAGAGCAGATAAGGAGGACTCATATGGACATTAATGTAAAGGTAACATTCACAGCTCCTTCCGCTGAAGGACTCAGTGGCAATACAGAGCATAAGTCATGGACATATCTTACAGCTAAATCAGAAAAGGAACTCGATAACGTTATCGAGGGCGTCCTTACTGACTTCGTAATGAAGACTGGCGTTAATAAGGATATGGTCACTATCGTAAAGGAGTACGACAATGACACTGGAGAATCTAATAGCGGCTCTTGAAGCTTTCGCTGAAGTAAGTATCCGCACGACTTTTCACGACGATGTTCTTTTTGAGGGCATCGCCGTTGGAAATAAATCTCAATGGGTTGAATATGCTCAACGCAGAGTAAACCTAATAAAACATAGGAATGGAGTGTATGTAATCTATGTATAAAAAGTTAACAGAGTGGGAACTCAAAACAATGATTGAAACCAGCCCGCCTCAAACAGTCGCGTATATAAGGGAACTTGAAAAGCGGCTCGAAGAGACAGAGCGGGCACTCAGAGTGGCGAGAAACTTCGCCGTAGGCAACTTGACAATAACACCAGACCACTGCGATGGCTGATGTTAAAATATTAAGGAGGACAAAAATATGTCAGTAATTTTAGCTAATCTTGGACTCATTCTCGGCGGTCTCGCCATTCTCTTACTCATCGTAGTTATAGCGACGGGTTATGTAAAGGCTCCGCCAGACACCGCATTCATCATTTCAGGTCTTCGTAAAAAGACCGTCATTGGTAAGTCATCTATCAAAATTCCATTCCTCGAAAGATTGGATAAGTTAACTCTCCAGTTAATTCAGATAGACGTAAAGACTTCAAACTCAGTTCCAACGGCAGACTACATCAACGTTATTGCCGACGGTAACGTAAACGTAAAGGTATCCAGCAATCCAGAACTTTTATCAATCGCGGCAGAGAACTTCCTTAATAAGGACGTCTCAGACATTGCAAAGGTAGCACGAGAAGTGCTTGAAGGTAATATGCGTGAAATTATCGGTCAGATGACCTTGGAAGAAATGGTAAATGACCGTAAGAAGTTCGCAGAAATGGTCGCGGAAAATGCAGGTCCTGACTTCAGGGCTATGGGTCTCGAAATTGTTTCATTCAACGTTCAGAATTTCTCTGATGAGCAGGGACTTATCGAGAACCTTGGTATTGATAATACCGTAAAGATTCAGAAGAAGGCGGCAATCGCTAAGGCAGATGCTGAAAAGGAAATCGCAATCGCTCAGGCTAAGGCACAGAAGGATGCCAACGATGCACAGGTTGCGGCAGACACAGAAATCGCTAAGAAGAAGAATGAGCTTGCTATTCAGAAGGCAGAACTCAAGAAGCAGGCAGACATCAAGAAGGCAGAAGCCGACGCCGCATATCAGATTCAGGAGCAGGAACAGCGTAAGACTGTTGAGACTACAACCGCTGATGCAAACCTTGCTAAGCTCGAAAAGGAAATCGAGTTAAAGGAGCGTAACGTAGCCATCACCGAGAAGGCTCTTGAAGCAGAAATCAAGAAGAAGGCAGAAGCAGAGAAGTACGCAAGACAGCAGGAAGCTGAAGCTCGTCTCATTGAAACACAGAAGGCGGCAGAAGCAGACTTATTCGAGCGTCAGAAGTCAGCAGAAGCTAAGAAGAACGAAATCGAGCGTCAGGCAGAGGCTCAGAAGGTTCAGGCAGAGCGTGAAGCAGAAGCTAAGAAGGTCGCTGCAGAAGCAGCTCTCTACGAAGAGCAGCAGAAGGCAGAGGCACGTAAGGCAGCCGCTCTCGCACAGCAGGCAGCTATGGAAGCTGAAGCAGCAGGTATTAAGGCAAAGGGTGAAGCTGAAGCGGCAGCTCTCCTTGCTAAGGCAGAGGCTGAAGCCGAGGGTATCCTCAAGAAGGCTGAAGCTATGAAGCAGTACGGCGACGCTGCTAAGATGGATATGCAGATTGAAGCACTCAAGGTTTACTTCGAGCAGCTCCCTGCAATCGCTGGAGCAATCGCATCACCTATGGCACAGATTGATAAAATCACTATGTACGGTGAAGGTAACACAGCTAAGCTCACAGGCGATATAATGACAACTCTCAATCAGGTTAACGATGGCTTGAAGGGCTCAACAGGTATTGACATTCAGTCAATCCTCGGCGGCGTTCTCGGCAGCAAGTTAATCGAGAAGAAGGAAGACTAATTTATGAAAGTCAAAGGCGTAAAAACCTTTGACTTTTTTTTTATATTATGATATAATATATATAGAAAATGAGAAAAAAGGTATAAAAGGAGGAACTTTAATGATTTATTTTATTAGCGATTGCCATTTTGGTCATGACCGAGAGTTCGTATTTGGACCGAGAGGGTTTAGCAACATTGATGAGATGCATAAGGCTCTCATTGAAAATTGGAATAAGACTGTTACAGATGAGGACGATATCTATGTTGTTGGGGACTTCTTCCTCGGCACAGATTGGGAGTTCATTAAGGATGTTCTCTACACTCTGAAGGGTAGGATTCATCTTATTGTAGGAAATCACGATACGCCTGCTAAGATTGATGAGTATGACAACTGGGATAATATTGTCGAGATTGCTGATGCACTTCGTGTTAAGTACAAGAAGAGAACATTCTTCCTCTGTCATTATCCTACACTCACAGCAGGTCTTGAGCAGGACCCTCATAGAGCAGTAATCAATATCTTCGGTCACACTCACAGTAAGGAGAAGTTCTTCGAGGATAGACCTTATATGTATAATGTGGCGGCAGATGCACATAACTGCACACCTGTTTCTATTGAGCAGGTTATTGAGGATTTCAATGCAAAGGTTGATGAGTGTATTGCATACCTCAATGATGAGGAGGACAAGTAATGGTTGACGGAATTTATAACGCACAAATAGAGTCTACTTGCCTTGGTCTCTACGACGGCACAGGACCATTGTTCTTCTATATAAGAACTATCTTCTATGACGATGAGCATCCTTCTCTTTCAACGCCAGATTATTGCTCTGATTTCACAACTCAATTTGGTCATTTTGTCACCCCATCACTTGGACCAACAGAGTATATAAGTTATCCTTATACCGATGAGTTAATAAGAGAAACTTTGAAGGTAATTGGTGTAAACAAATGGGAAGACTTACCGAATAAATATCTCAGAATAAAAATCACTGATGGCATTATTACTGACATTGGGCATATTACTAAGAACAGATGGTTCAATATTCGTAAGTTCTTTAAAGAGAAGCCAGAGGTGAAGTAAATGGTTGATGAGACTTACAGCTTTACAAAAGAGGAACTTGACGAACTTGGTTCTTTCTTTAGAGTACACGTTGCAAATGCCAATGATGACGGCAATAGCGGACGATATAAATGTCCAAAGCACTGGATGAAGTTCGTTATATTTGCGCCGCCGCGAGCAGGAATCCTATACAAAGGATTTGTTTGCAACTGCGGTTTCGAGTTTTATTTGAGAAAGAAAAATGAGGGCGGCTAATGAAAAAGGAAACTATAGAATATTATTGCGATAGATGTAAAAAGAAAATCTCATATGGTGAGCATACTGATAATAGAATAGTTCTTTACCCAAGGAGAGGTCTGTTTTTGGTAGAACATAAAGAAGTACATCTATGCAATGAGTGTTTAAAGATAAACTTCGATTTCGTACAATTCTTTATGAAATAAGGAGGGAGAGCAATGATTAAACCTGCAATATTATATGAAGCTCAGCTAAAGGAAAAGATTGCTGAGACTTGGTATGACCCCGATTATATGTACTACTATGATACGACACCTGGCATACCTGATATAGCAGATAAGCCAGATAATCAGTATCAGTTTGTTTCTGTTAATGAGCAGGGAGAGGTAGTCGGCTTCTTCTCATATTGGGTATATGAGCCATCAAAGCGTGCAATGAACTTCGGACTTATGTCTTTTAAGAAAGGTAGTACAACTTTTATAAAAGATGCCGTTCAGATGTTCAAAGATATGTTTGAGAAGTATGGCATACATAGTGCCGAGTGGCGTTGTTATGAGGATAATGAAGAAGCTGTCGGAGTTTATGACTGGCTAATTGAAAGATATGGCGGAAGAAGAGTTGGAATACTCCGTGATAATGCCGCGCCAATGAATAGAGTTCTTTGCAATACCGTTATCTATGAAGTATGTTATCAAGACCTTTATACTCGTTTGGGTAAGGTTTATAGCAAGAGAGAATGGTTTAAAATGATTGAAAAGGGTGAGATGTAAGTGAAAATAGGTATAGATATTGACAACATTATAACAAATACTACAGAATGTGTCCTTCAGCATATGAATGAGTTATTCCCAGCTTTGGATTTAAAAATAGAAGATATTACTGCCTATTGGATGGAGAGCTGTATTCCTGATGAGTACAGTAATGTAATTCCTCTAATCTTTGAGGACCCGCGTATGTGGAAAAAGGTTAAACTCATTGATGGGGCGGCACAGTACATACAGAAATTGTATGAAGATGGACATGAGATTTACTTTGTAACTGCTACAACAGAGCATAATTTCCGTAAGAAAGTCAGCTTCTTAACAAGAAGCTTCCCCTTCTTCCCCGAAGGATATGTTAAACAGCACGCCATTAGTATGAAGAAGAAGCAGCTCCTTAACATTGACATTATGATTGACGACTACTTAGATAACCTAACTGGCGAAAGACTTTATACTTCTATCTGTTTAGCTTATCCTTGGAATACAGGTGCCGCCGTGGAGATGTACACTATGCAGGACCTTTGGCACGTTTACTGGGCAAAGAACTGGGCGGAGATTTATAAACTTGTATGCGACCTAAAGAATGGTTGGTAAGGAGGAGTAATGGAACAGCAAGAAATAAGATTGGCTTCTATTGAGTCAGGTGATTTATATTGGATTACTGCTAATGCAATTGATGATACTTTTATTAAGCTTATTAATGGCGGCAATATTAAGGTGATTAAAGCAAAAGAAATTGAAGTAAAGCAGAAAAAGCTCTTTTTCTTTAAAGAGAAGAAGAAGTATAAGACAATTTTGGTACAGGTTATAACCCCTTGGGTTAAGGAGGATACAGATGAACAGAATAGTTAAGATGCTTCCAGTTGTAGATATTCATGACTTTGAAAATCTCATAGCTCAGAAAATGGGTTATGAGGACACAGATGCTTTTCATAAGTCTTTGCGTAAGGAAGAGTATGAGAGTTATTCTACATTAGATAAGGTTCGTGACCATATCGGCTGGAGTATAGTAGACATATATGGAAATGGAACTTTCTATGATATGGACGTTTTAGATAACTTTAGAGCAGATTGGACAGCACGTGATGACGCTTACTGCTATAATTTAACAGAAGAAGAAGCCGAACTTTTTAACAAAATAGATAGGATAGTTATCAAACTTGTTGAAGATGGCGAAATACCCGATGAATTTGTACTTCATGTTTGGTGGTAAAGAAAAGAAAATTTGATTTTTTTTATAAATCATGGTATAATTATTATAGAAAAGTTAAAGAAAACCATTTATTTGAAAGGAGTAAAGCTATGAAAATTAATTACAACAGAGGTTCAAAGTACACACTTGGAGGTTGTCTCGTATTCCTTCTTATTCTTCTGGTAGCCCTTGCCATTGGCTATGGTATATCAGTATTGTTTGTTGGAGCTGGAATGTGGGCACTTTGTAAGCTTGGCGTAATTGCCGCATGGACATGGAAGCAGGCAGCACTGTGGGCGCTCGTTATTGAGATTGCACTGGGCTTCCTTAGAACTATTGTAAAGAACGTTAAGGGCAACGACTAAGATTTTCTGAAAGGAGAAAATGATGGATAAGGTAATGACTTTAGGCGAAATCCTCGAAGGTACAAATGGTATCTATATTAAGGAATATGAGCGCTATGGTGATGGCTTAATCTTCATAGGTGGCACATATTGGGCAAATGGAACATTTATTCAAATCTCTGGTGGTTTCTACTCTAAGGACACAAAGGTAGGTTATTACTCTTGGAGTAAGAATGATAATAAGACTCTCCTTATCCTCAGAGCACAGGAGGGTTAAGATGTTAATAATTGCAATAATAGGAACAATCGTCACTCCACTTCTTGCTATGCTTTTAACTGCTATGCTCTCATGTGAAGATACCGATATAAATAAATTAGGAACTTTTATTGGTATTCCTTTAACTGTGTTCATGTGTCTCGCCACAATGGACAGTATCATTGCAGCTTATAAACAGATAACAGCTACAAAAATTGAGTCGATTGATTGGTCTCAGGTACAAGTTAATGAGTACAGAGAGAATGATAAGGTAGTTAAAATTACTTATACAATTGGCGATAAAACATTCGAACTTCCAGTAAAGGAGAATTAAGATGTGGGAGAAAATTAAAGATTTCTACTACGACCACTCGGAAGCTTGCATTGGCGGCGGGATACTTACAGTGCTCGCCGCACTAATTTTGTTCCTTGCAATTCCAATCAGTGGCGAAATGAAAGTAGACCGTACACGGTGGATATGGACAATTCCTATTGAGGAATACAAAGTTTGCTCCCATTCTTCGGAATCATGTCCACCTTCTGATGCATATGATGTTTATACTACACTTGATACGCATTATCGAACTGTAACAGATAGTCCAGCTTATACAGACTCAGATGGACATTACCATGCAGCACGGACACATCAAGAAGTTTATTACACAACACGTTATCATTATAAAAGAAATGAGTGGTGTAAGTCACATTCAGTTTGCGAAATGGGCTTTGATAAGAAACCACATGAGCCTGAATGTGATAAGCCATTTGATGTTCCCAATCCACAGCTTGGTGACCTGCGCCGCCGCGACCATACGGAGCGTTATGAAGTAATAGGACTTTATAATGAAAAGACTTCAACCTTTGAAGTTGATAAGGCTGATTGGGAGAAGATTGAGCAGGGCGGCACAATACAGTTTAAAAAGTTAAGATTTGGCGATAAGTTATTTGATATAACTTTTGGCAGAAAGGCAGGTAAAAGAGTATGATTTTAAAATTAATTTTATTCTTTATCTTGATTATTATTTGTGCGTCAATAGGCTTTTTTGGATTTATGTTCATCTTTGAAAAAGTTTTAGATATTGAAGACGAGCATCCTATAATGGGATTCGTTCTTACATTTTTGTCTCTGGTAGTATTAATAGGCGGCTTAATATCTCCTATTTATATAGGAGAGAAATTGAAACTAAAAAAAGAAGAACCAAGATGTCCTAAATGTGAGGAAGTAATTGAAGTAGAAGATAGGTTCTGTTCTAATTGCGGATATAAGCTAATGGAAGATAATTCAATCGAAGATAACCATATTTATAAGTAAGGAGAAGTATTATGAAGAAGTTTATAGGTATATTAATGGCATTTGCAATAGCTTTTTGCAACCTCAGCTTGCTGAGTGTTGATGCGAAAGTTATTGAGCCAGAGGTTGTTAAGACAGAGAAGTGGACAACTTCATATTGGATTGATGACAACGCAGATATGAAGTATCCTTATATTGCTGTCGAAGCGGATATTTATAATGACGGAGAAGTTAAGGTTTATTGGTGGAATACCCATGAGTGGGATGGTTTCGCAACTATTTCACATAGATTGACTTTTGGCGAACTCCCTTTTTCTCAGCAACCAGACGGTGATGCAAATTTAGATGCAACTATTGATTTAATAATAAAAGATAGAACACCATTTGATGTTGAAGATTTCCATGTTAACTTGTATCCTAAAGAATATAAAAAAGAATATTTTTATAATGGTTGTGCGATACTTGATGTAGGTTCAATTTATATGCCAACAACACTTCCAACATTAGGTTTTTCTGAAGAGAGACCTAAATCTGGAACTAATGGTAATGCGCTTCATAGTATAACATTTACTCCAACCGTAGAGCCAACAGGTACATATACTTTCCAAATCTTCGGACATGAAATTGTAATCACACCAGACATCCTCAACATGGACGGTTATAAAATTGAGGAGTATCATTCCGATACAGCTCAGTATGAAGCAGAAAATGAAAAGCTTAAAGCTCAAAACGCAACATATCTCGCTCAGATAATGGCATATGAAGATGAAATAGAAATGTATGAAATTCTTATAATGGATATAAGCCTTGAGCGCGGCGACGTAAATAATGACGGTTTCATCAATGCAGTCGATGCTTCTCAGATATTGGCTTACTACGCATACACATCAACAGGTGGACATCTTGACTTCATGGATTTCGTTGAGGGTAAGGCAGATAAGGAGGAAGGTTAATGAACCCAGTATTAGATATTATCCTATTAATAGGTTTTCTCTTCATTGAAGGTTGTATATTCGTTATAAAGATTGCCGACAGAGATGAAAAGATTGCTGACTTGGAGAATGAAGTAAAAATAAGAGACAAAAGAATTGACAATAAAAACGACATAATCTTGCAAAAAAACCATGAAATTAGTGAATTATATGAAACTGCCGTCCGTATGAAGAAAAATAACAAAGAACTGTCTCGTAATAATGCGTTCCTTCAAGACCAAATTAATGAATATAAAAACCGTCCTTTGAAGTTTGAAACCTTTATGACACAGCCAATTGAATATGTGCGTGATATCCATGTTGACGGCTCATTCTTCTTAAACGTGCCCGATGCCAAGAAACAGTTCCTTGATAGGGTGGCACAGGAATTTGCACGTGATATTATGCAGGAAGATAATAACTTCGATTTAACAGTAGAGCGTTCATTCGTTAACCCTGACGACACTCACTATCGTTTCAAGATAAGAGTCGTTCCATATAATCACAATATTGACTATACAGAAGAAGGCTTCTTCTCTGGAAGAAGATTTTAAAAGGAGCAGTAATGCTCCTTTTCTTTTTTTTATTTGACATTTTTTATATTTTATGATATAATATATATAGAAAGTTAAGGAAAGGAAGTAAAATTATGGTATTATATGAAGGTTATTTTTTCAGAAACTCAAAAACATTTAAGACTTGGAAAGAAGCCATTGATTTTGCATATAAGGAGATGAAATATCTCTTAGACCACGAAGACATATTTCCAAAAAAGGTAGTTAAAAAGGCTTTGGAAGAGTTCGAGGACTTAGTAGTCTGCAAGTATATGTCTACTGAAGAAGAGCTTTATGCAGACTTCAGAGACGGCGGCATAGGTTGTACAGGTCTTTATGAGATAAGCTATATAAAGGAGGATTAAAATGGAGTGCTGGGTTATAAGCGATAACGATGGAAATGTTTTTGACGTTTATAAAACTAAGGAAGCCGCAATGTGCTATCTCATTAATAGAATAGCAGGAGATGATATGTCCGATTCTGAGAAGTGGGCGGCATTCAAGGAGATGTATGACTTTGCAATTATCGCTGATGATGAGATGAGCGTGGAGCTTTCTGATGGCATTATAGTCTATGCTGAGAAGCGTAACGCTTGGGGTTTTAAGGAGAATTAAAATGAAGGTAACTAAACATGGTAAGAGATATACTGAAATAGAATTTAAGTGCACTCACTGTGGTTGTGAATTTATTGCTCTTGATAAAGAGTGCGATAAATTTCCCGATTTTTGGGACAAGCAAGGTCATTTAGTAAGACAAAGAAGATGTCAGTGTCCAGAGTGCTATGATTTTGTGTTTTCTTATAAGAGACCAATGGAGAAGAATAAATAAATGAGTGATGTTATTAATATCGTCATTGGTAAACCACTTGTTCCATGGCATGAGGTGTGTTGTATTTCAAATCCTTCGGGAAATGAAATCATGTTTGAGAAAGCTTTTACCTTATTTACCAATGAACGTATACCAGCCAAGATTTTAAAAGAGCTTGGTGTAGTCAAATCTATTAGTGAAGTAAAGAGAAATCAGCCTAAGCTTTGTGAACCACTTACTCAGCCTGATTGCTTTTGGTTAAAGTGGGGTAAGAAAAAGTTTTGGGTTGTTGTTGGAGAGGAGTAATATAAAATGGAAGTTTGGATAGTACAGTTCTCTAATTGTGATACCTATGCTACAGATGTATTTTCAACAATTGAAAAAGCTTGGCAGTATGTTGAAAGCTATTATAAGGAAAATAATTTTCTTGATATAGAAGCATATCGTATAATTGAAAAAGCTTATGCGGATTGCAAAAAAGAGGGTGGTAACAGATTTTATAATGCACGGATAACTGTTAGTAAAAAAATAGTTGATAAGAAAGTGAGGAAATAAAATGTTAAAAATACAGGAGTTTATCCTTGCACATGATAACTGGCGTGAACTTTTAGCTGATGCGCCTTACAACTTAAAAATTTCTGAGGACGACGGCTTCGTTCTTTTCAAGTATAGCCAGATAGACTCTGACTTTAACGAGGAAATTTGCCGCGAGGCTCGTGGTCTTATCCTTGATGCTCGTGATGACTTCAAGGTAGTTCGCTATGCGTTCAAGAAGTTCTTCAATATAGACGAGTCCTATGCAGCTCATATAGACTGGGATACTGCCGTTGCATCTGAGAAGATAGATGGCTCTATAATGTCTGTATGGTTTGCTCGCGGCAAGTGGCATATATCAACAAACGGCAAGATAGATGCTTTCAAGGCTGAGCTTAACGGCGTAGGTCCTTATAAGACTTTCGGAGACCTCTTCGAGTCTGTACTTCCTCTATCCGCCTTCGTGGGTAACCGTTATGAGCCTTATTGCTTAACTTTCGAGCTTGTATCTCCTTATAACAAGGTTGTTATTGACTATCCTGAGACTAAGGTATATCTTCTTTCTGCACGTAATATGCTATCTGAAGACCTTCACGAAACTCCTGCGGCTCGGCAAATTGCAAAAGAATTAGGAGTTAGCTGTCCTAAGACATATCTCCTTGAAGATGAAGCAGAATATCGTCAGCTTGTCGCAAATATGCCTGAAGGTCATGAAGGTATTGTTGTATGTGACAAGAACTATGAGCGTGTTAAGATTAAGACTTTACTTTACTTCCAAATGCACAAGGCAAAGAACAACGGAGTAATTACTTTAGAGCGTATTGTAGATTTAATTCGTGAGAATGATGACGCAGAGTTTTTATCATACTTTCCTGAGTATGAGGATACATTTACTAAGGTTAGATTACAGCTTGAAGCAATAGATATATTAGTATATGAAATAAAGAGAGTTGTATCATTATGGAAGAAGGAGCACCCATTTGGAGAGGGCGACCGTACTGCTCGTAAGTGGTTCGCGCAGGACTTCGGAAAGAACAAGGCTGCGGCACTTTACTTCGCTGCTTTTGACGGTCGTTTAGATTCTTTATTTACTGATATGACCACATCTAAGTTCATTTCATTATTTAAGATAGAACTGCCAAAGGAGGATTAATATGGAAGTATTAGGTATAATTCTTGCAGTTTTTATAGGAACGCTTATAGGTGCTGCCTTCGGTATCCCTTTGGGATATCGAATTGGGGCACAGACTAAGCGACAAATTCAGAAAGCAAAGGACAATTCTATTCAAATTCAGACAAGCGAAATAAGTTGGGAGGGATAATTATGAGCGAAAATCTTACGGATAAGCATGAGTTCGATGATGATGACGGATACTACGATGAGGTCGGTGGCTACCATGATGCAGCTATTGGCTGGAACCCTCATGGTATCTGGCATGGTGAGTGTACCCGTGCCTCATGCAAGGGATGTCCGTATGAACATGACACCACAGACCCATACAAGGAGGGATAATATGGTTGTATTTCTTTTTATCCTTTGCTTAGTATTAGGCTTTGCCACAGGATATCTTTATAGAGATACCTTTGGCGGACGTAAACAGAAACAGGTAGGTGGGGATAATTCTATCCAAATTCAGACAAGCGAAATAAGTTGGGAGGATTAATGTGGAAGTTAAAGAAATAGGTGGACACCCAGAGATGTGTGGCGGCTGGAGCTATGTTTATGAAGTAAAGTTCTCCAAAGAGGACATTACTGTAAAGGAAGCTTTAGAAGAAATTGCTGAATGGAGAGCGAAAAACTCTCCAAATGCAGGCACACCAGGCCATGCATATTCGACAACAGTTGATGGGCTAATTGTTAAGTCAACTTGGTTAGGCGAAACTGATAGATGTACTTACTGGAGAGACGGTTCAGAGAGAGTTGTATCGGCGGGCGGCACAGGAGGTTGGTGGAGTGATATTAACATAGATATTTCTACCGACCTTAGTGGTTTAAAGAAACGTACCTTAAACGAAGCAATGGAATATTACAAGAAACAGGCTTTAAATTTAAGACCATATCTAAAAGACCTTCCTTCAAATCCAAGAGATTATCGTGAATGTGCTGAACATTATTACAACTATTTACAGCTTGCCAAATGGCTTGATGAGTTAAAGAACCTTCGAGTTCTTTACGATGAAATGCAAGAGAGAATAGAACACTACGAACCCATTCAATACTAAAAGGAGCCTTTGTGCTCCTTTTTCCTTATAAAAAAATTGACTTTTTTTATATTTTATGTTATAATATATATAGAAAATGAGAAAAGAGGTATTTAAAAATGGAACTTGATTTCAATTATGTTAGTGAAAGAGTGCATGATAGAGTCAAAGAAATCCTTGATGAAATTCTTGGTACTGATGCAACAGGTATCTATACAACTGAATCAACTCAGTCTCAGGAATCTGAATACCCAGAGTATTATTCAACACTTAGCTACGATGCTGACGGAAACCTTAACGGTTTCGGTCACTACATAGACGACACATCAGAATACAGCTTATATGGTGGAGCATCACGTTTGACAATCATTCCCGAAAATGAAGACTTTATCATTAAAGTACCGCTCACTGGTATTTGTGGTACAAAAATTACGTTGCGCCGCCCCGCAGATGAGAAGGATAAGGTTGAGGGCAGTCCTGACTATGAGGAAATGGATATTTGGAAAGAATATTACTATGATGATTACATGGAAGAGGTAAATGAATACGAAGATATTCCTTGGGAAGAATATAGCTCACAGTTTTGTATGCTCAAAAAGAGAAATTCTGATTATAACCTCATGGACACAGAAAATGCTCTTGTTGAAGAGGGCGTTGAAGGTGGCTGTGAAAAAATATCTGAGGTATTACTTCCTAACTTCTTCTGGGGCAACTACAATGAAATCCCTGTATATGTTCAGAGAAAAGCAAAGCTGACAATGGACCATGCTTATTTTATCTTCCGTGAGGAGAAGGAGGAGCCTAAAAATGCTGAGAGAATTATGCGTATGCGTCAACTTTCTCAGGCGGCAGGTAATTTCCCTGACAGCTTTATCTATGCTTTAATCCATGCATATGGAGAAGATACAACTTATGAGATACTCAATACAATAGATTACCTCAATATTGACGATATGCATGATGGTAACTTCGGATTCGCAGAGGATAATCTTCCAGTTATATTCGACTATGCAGGTTACGATGACTCTTATGTTTGGGAAGAGCAATAAAAAAATTGACTTTTCTTAAAAAACATGATATAATATTTATAGAAAATAAAGAAAAGGAGAAAATCTTATGGACGATTTTGATTTTGTACAGTGTGAAGAGGTATTCGAGGACGGTTTATTTGAAGACCGTTGGTCTGATGACTGCTTCGACGTCGAAGACGGTGGAGAGTTCTAATGGCTAAGAATACTTACACGAAAGAACAAAATAAAGAACGCCGTGACATTAATCAGTTCAAGAAGAAGGAACAGCGAGAGCGCGGCGAAATGCCGCGAGGTAATCAGTATCGCCGCAAGAAACAGCGCGATAGAGAGGAGTCATATTATGAGGACTATGATTTTTGATGTAAAGAACTTTGTTGTTCTTAATGCCCCAGTTGTAGCATCATGGGGCGAAACTTTTGTTGTAGCATTAACGGCTATTGTTAGCCATATATAAGGAGGAAATATAATAATGTATAAGTGTCCAATTTGTAATAAGTCATATGAAACTGCTACTGACATGGCTCAGTGTGCCACAAAGTGTGCCCAGAGGATAGAGAAGGAAGCTAACGAGAGAAAGCTTGAGCAGCTTGATAGAGACCTTACCAATGCAATTGACAAGGTTCGTGAAGCTGTAGATGCATATAATGCAATATCAACAGAATATCACTATGACTTTACTATTCATAAGAATAAGTTACTTGTTCTTACAGAAGGTCCATGCCTTAAGGATAAGGAGCCTATCGACCTTAGTAAAGCATTTCTTCATGGTAAGCCAGTAGATATTAACTCTATTGAACAGAAGCTTAGCAATTTTTGTGAAAATGATAAGGAATTGAACGAAGCAATAGAGGCTAAAGATAAGCTCGTTAGATTTGTTCAGGAGAAAGCCGCAGATGAAACTGACCCATATAGTAAGACAAAGCTCCACGAAATAATTGCAGAAATCGAAGAGAAGTTCGATGAGTGCGATACACCAAAGGAGAAGAAAGACTTCATTAAAGCAGTTGAAGCATTGCTTAACTGGACTTTCTCCACTTTAGAAGTCATGAATGGCATGGACTTAAAGGATTTATTGAAGTGATATAGAAGCGCCTTGTGCGCTTCTTTTTTTATAAAAACTTGATTTTTTTTATATTTTATGTTATAATATATATAGAAAATGAAAAAGGAGCGATATTATGATTTTAGAATATAAAACTTTTGAAGAGTTCGGTGAGGACGCTTTCGCAATACAGGATTATTACGATATGACTGCCGACCTTAATTCTCTTAACAAGTTAGCTGGTATCGTAATCTATGACACAGATAAGATGGACGACATTAAAACTGTCCTCAACCTTGCTGTGGCGGCACAGCCCAAGATAATTATGATTGAGCTTTGTCATTTATCTGATACTCAGGAAAACATTGATAAGGTTATAGAGCTTAAGAAATACTTCGCAGAGACAGAATATACAGATATGGAGTCTTACGAATCTCGTCTTGCATACGGTTATATTGAACCTGACTATGAAGCGCTCTATGAAAATCTTCGTCTTGAGTATAACGAACTTGTAGATAAGTATAATAAGCTTGAAGTAAAAGCGCAAATGTATGAGGACTGCGATATGTCCGAAGTAGATTTCGATGAGGAGGACTATGATTAATGACCTGTGTGTATGCTGTAAACTCAACTCTCGTTCCAGAGATTGGATTTGAGGGTGATATTGAAGACCTTTACAATAATAGTAATTGTCGTACACCAGATAATACAGATAACTTTCTTTATAATTGCGGCGGCTATGCTCTTGAAACTTACAATTGGTTTCTTCCAATACTTTGTGATAGCACTGTAAGAGAAAATGCTTCCGCAAGTTGGCTTGAAGAGCACAACTATGCAGATTTTAATGATTTCTATGAGAGTGAAGAATATGATGATGCAGAATTTGAACTTCAATATTATGTAGATAGAGAAAGCGATAATGGACTTGAATATGTCTATGATTTACTAAGTGATATTCACGACGATGCTTCGGAAGAGGAAATGGACGAAGCAGAGCAGTTGTACTGGCATCATGATTACAGCTCAGAGACGGCACTGGAACTCGCCGCCCTTAATATGCTTAAAGCATTTCCAGACATGAGAAGAATTGAGTCTTTTGATGAACTCAACCCTGATGAATATGGAATTGCCTACCGTGGCACAGACTGGGATTTCCATTTTGCTAAGTATGACCAGCTTACAGATACAATTACTCACAAGCTTGGTCCACAGCAAATAAGAGAAGTTGATGAGTTAGACGAAGCCTTTGAGCCATATGGTTATGATACGAAAACAGTTTTCTTCGCTAAGAAAAGGAAGGTAGGTTAAAATGAAAATAAGTAATTATAGCGCATATCTTTATGGTATGCAGATGTCATTACAGGATAAGTTATTTTGGACAAAGATTATCCCACATGATGACATTGATACAATTATAGATTTTGGTTGTGCCGACGGCACATTGCTTGATGCTATTGATAAAGAACAGATACAGTTGAAAGACGAAAAGCGAATAGACCGTTTATGGTGTTTAGTAGGAATAGATAATAACCCCGAAATGCTTAAAAAGATGGGAGAAAAGCACAGTTGTATTCTTAGAGCACAGAGCTTTGAAGATGTACCAAGCACCTTTAAAGTAAATGCTTTGCTTAATTTGAGTAGTGTTATACATGAAGTATATTCATATTGTTCTGCTGAAGAGATTTTGAGCTTTTGGGATAATGTGTTTAATTCTGGTTTTAAGTATATTACAATTCGAGATATGATGATTAGCAAAACTGTTCAAAGAAAAAGGGGCTATTATCCATATGGAAATAGTATGGATGATGCACAGTTAGCAGATTATTGTGAAGTTCGTAATTTGGGCAATAAGGGATTTACAGAACTTGATGTTAAAAATCAACTGGAATTTCTTTTGAAGTATCGTTATATCGAGAACTGGGATAGAGAGGTACGAGAATTTTATTTTCCTATATATCTTGAACAGCTTTTAAATCATGTTGCTGAGAATGGAAACTATTATATAGAGTATATCAATCACTACACTCTTCCTTTCATTAAAGAAACTGTAAAACAAGATTTTGATATTGACCTCATTGACAATACCCACTGTCAGTTAATCTTAAAGAAAAAGGAAATTTGACTTTTTTTAAAATTCATGGTATAATATATATAGAAAATCAGAAAGGAAGAAAAATATGAGTTCATTTAGAATTGTGGCTTCCCTTATAATAGGTCTATTAGCTACGTTAGGTCTTAAGATAGGCTTCATCGTAACTATTGCCCTTATTATTGCAAAACTTATAGGCTGGGCTACTATTGGCTGGCTTGGAGTATTTCTGCCATTGATAATTCCATTTATCGCCTTCATTCTTGCAGGTTTTATTTTCCCGTCAAAGAAGGGAGACGGCAGATACCACGAATAATTTTATAAAGGAGGACGAATATGAAGATAGTAAAAATATGGCTCGACGATATTCGTCCTGCCCCAGACAAGACATGGTGGGCGCTTAAGTCCGTAAATCAGGCAAAGCTTGTAATCCGTGCCGCCGAAGGACTTGAGGACGTTCAGATTGAACTTGACCTCGACCATGACCTCGGCGATTACGCTAAGGACGGCGGCGACGCAATAAAACTCCTCGACTGGATGGTCGAGACAGAGCGTTTTTATCCTGTTAAGCTCCATACTGCAAACATAGTTGGTCGAGACAATATGCAGAGAATGATAGATAGATACTGGAGGTAAGCTATGGAAATAGGACGTTTTACTCCCATTGTTGTAAATGGGAAAATCGTTGGCGCAGTAAATGAAGATTGTCCAGAAGATGCTAAGGTTATACCTGCAGTTATCTTTGCCCCTTATTTTAGTAAGGAAATTATGACTAAAATAGATGGAAGTAGGTTCATTCTGAATTTGACTGCAACCCTTGAAGTGCCCGAAGATGAAATTTTTTGACGGGCGGCACAAGTAAATCACATATAAGTACAACTATTTCAAATGGAAAAGCAAAATTGAAAATTTGACTTTTCCGAAAAAATGTGTTATAATAATTATAGAAAATCAAAAAGGAGGGAGAACAATGCTTGTTAAAACACATCTTATCGTCACTGACCAGTATGATAATTATACAGTCAAGTGGACAGGTCGAATTAAAGACTGTAATATCGAACTTAATAAGGATAATCTCCCTGTATTTGTAATACTCTCTAAGAATAAGAGAATTGAGATGCCTACTTTAGATATGGCAGCTGTTGAAAAGACAGCTAAAAGAATTAGCGAACCAAAAGGACGCGGCGCTTTAACTACAGATAAAGTCTTTATCTATGTTAAAGAGCAGGGCGGTAAGGAAAAATTACTTGGTAGTGTAATTCATGACCATATTCGTAAGTATGCACCGATGTTTGATGAAGTCTGAGGGAGAGTAAAATCTCCCTCTTTTTATTTATGCTGGTGTAGCACAATAGGTAGTGCAGGTCCCTTGTAAGGACAAGGTTGCAGGTTCGATTCCTGTCATCAGCTCCACTTATGAAGAGTGGGAAAAACTTTAATTCCCACTAATATCTCCTCTTAGCATAATGGAGAATGCGGCAGCCTACGAAGCTGTGTCTTATGAGGGTTCAAGTCCCTTGGAGGAGACCAGAGTTTACCAATCAAACTCACAGAAGTTCATATGGAATAGGTTTCTAAGCCTATCACTCCTTGCTTATGAGCCAACGCAGGGATAGTTTATAAAGTAGAACGCTCTCATTCGGTGAGAAGGAAGTCGATGCAAGCGCGGGGCTGAGTATGAATTTCAAAAACCAAAAAGAAAATTTGACTTTTTTCAAAATCTATGATATAATAATTATAGAAAATCGGAAAGGAAAGAAGAAACATGAGTGTATATATTCTTTATATGGTAGACGAAATTGCTAAAACAAGAAAGGTGATTGACGTCTATAAGACCAAAGGTTTAATGCTTCGAGACAAAGAAGCTTTTGAAAAAGAGCGTGCTTGGAACATTAAATACGAATATGAGTGTTGGAATGTAATAGGTGCATAACCTTTAATGGTTGTGCTCTGTGGAGGTATCGTAGTCAAGTGGCTAAGACGTCGGTCTGCAAAACCGAAGACGAGGGTTCGACTCCCTCCGCTACCTCCAGAGGGCACAACCTCAATGAGAGGAAACTAAGTGGAGCTTCAGCCCAGCCTCTCATAAATGCTGGTGTAGCTCAGTCGGTAGAGCAGCTGATTTGTAATCAGCAGGTCGGGGGTTCGAATCCGTCCACCAGCTCCAAAATCCAGTCATAGCTCAGTAGGTAGAGCAACGTGCTGATAACGCGGAGGTCGTGAGTTCGAATCTCGCTGGCTGGACCAATTACCCTTGTGGGTGAGTAAAGGAAAATGAACCCTCAGTTATAGTATGGCAGTATTATAACACCTACCTGCCAGTAGTACGGTTGAAAGCCCGCTGAAGTTCTCCATTTGGAGAGTAGTAAGGAAATATCGGCTAATGTTTCCGCCTTTACGTGGCGCCGATGCTTACGGAGAGAAACAAAAAGAAAAATTTGACTTTTCTTAGAATTTATGATATAATAATTATAGAAAGTGAGGAAAAGAAATGAAGTTTATTGGTGAATACGATAACGGTTATTGCGAAAATAGTGATAATGTCTTCTTTTTTGAAGCAGATAATATAGATGCTGTATATGCTTATATGGCAGAAGGTCTTTATGACTGGGCAGAACAAAATGTTATTGGAGTTGAAGGCTATACCTTTGGAGAAGGCTTCGACTCTCAGGAAGATGAAGATTATTACTTTGATAACTGCGATTATGTAGTAACTGAAGTAGACGAAGATGAGTTCTTCACTCGTCTTGAAGATGAAGGATTTGAGAAAGATGATGTAATTAAACTTTAAAAGAAAATTTGACTTTTTTTGAAAAACATGATATAATATATATAGAAAATCGGTTGGTAAACCGTCCTCTGAAGGAAAAGCTTCCAATCAAATGGTTCTGTAGTTTAACGTGTAGAATGTTCGGTTGTCTCCCGAAAGACGAGGGTTCGACTCCCTTCTGGACCGCCAATTTAAAATGGGTCAGTAGCTCCAATGGTTAGAGCAGCGGTCTGTTAAACCGCGCGCTGTGAGTTCGAATCTCACCTGACCCGCCAATTAATAAAAGTTCATAAGTAGTGGGTCACACCCACGTCGGTGGTTTGTGGAAAGCTGAGTCAAGATTAGACTTGTCAGCCCTCGCCGTCAATGAAGATTTGCTATGAACACGTTTAATCAACTGACGATGCCTCTGTAGTTCAAATCAGGATAGAACACCTGCCTGTCACGCAGCGAGGTTGCGGGTTCGAGCCCCGTTGGAGGCGCCAATCGTTTTGTAGGTTGTACTCATAAACCTTCCGTCAACTGGACAGCCTTTCCAATAAGACGTACCTTTATAAAGGTAGAAAATGAATAGGCAAATATCGGCAGGTGTGGAAAGCGGCGAAACCAGCGGACTGTAAATCCGTGACATTGAAACATCGAAGGTTCGAGTCCTTCCCTGCCGACCAATTATTGAATTTAAGACCTATGAAACGTCGAGCTGGCGGCGGAAAGGTGTCTTGGATACCACCAGCGTTGAAATGGGCTTATGGTGTAATTGGCAACACAGCTGACTTTTAATCAGTAGTTCGGGGTTCGAGTCCCCGT